TCCTTTTCTTGTTATTGTTTGTTTACTCATATTCTTTAAATGGTACCGATGGAGGGACTTGAACCCACACTCCCTAACGAGAAAGAGATTTTAAGTCTCTCGTGTCTACCAATTCCACCACATCGGCGTGACATAATAATAAAGCAGCCCTAGAATAAATCAACTACCAAACCCATACATAATATTCCTCTTCGACCTCTTCTGGAAGAATATCGTAGTTATTAGTGGCGTTGAATTGACGAGGAATAGTATTGATCTTGTTGTGATTCATATAAATACGTATTTTTCCAGGAATCTGGCTTTTGATATATTTCATTGTAACATTCTGGACATAACTGCCCTGCTCCTTCAATATAGAAATTTCGAACGTCGATATGGTCGAACTCATCATACTGTGTTTCTTTTTTGCACGAAACGCATTTATCTTTTTTATTTTTATTCATATAATGTTAATCCTCTGTCTAAAGTCTCATCTAAAATATATTTTCTAATATGCTCCAAAGCTTCTCCATAAGGAGCAGATAATAACTGTTCCTCCACTCCAGCAACTCGTGTGGTATCTCCAAAGCGTTGATGCTTTATATCTTGTCGTAATTTCTCATCAAGATCGAAAACTAAACTATGCCATTGACATCCGTTTACAGCGCTATCAAATTCATACTGCTCTTCAGGTAAATCAAACTCAAGTATTGCTTTCATATTAATCTACTAAATCTGCTTCATCTTTATCTATAAAATAAAGGAGCCTATATAACTTTTCTGTACCGTTTTGACTAAACTCTTCAAACGGTGTTAAATTATTTAAGAAGCCATGAGGTAAACATATCCAATCTCCAACATATTCATCTGGCATGACACAACAACATTCATTAATAAAATTAACAAATTGAATAAGCTGATCCGGTGCTATCTTAAGCTCCATTTCATCATTATAATAATATAAAAGAAAAAGGCAAATGTTAAGTTAAGATAATCTGCAAAGCGTAACCAGTCTCATCGTGTCGAAGATCAATATCATAATACTCTTCAGTAATACAATCCCCTGTTATTTCTACATCTTGATCTAAATCTTCCTCCGGAAATTCTTGAAGCTTGTCTAACAAGTCTTGATAAGTCATATATTATTGTTATTAATATATTTAGGCTATAAATTCAACGTCGTTTGATGTGTAGTGGGCTTTTTTAGTTTCTTTCGCCGTCTTAAGATTACATACGCAAAGATAATAATAATTATAGCCTGTAAGTAAACAATATATAACATAATAGTTTTTCCAATGTCTCTTTCACTGTTTAAAGGTTCTGGTCTTGTATTTGCCAGTAATACAGCTGGTTGATTAGTCACAGGATCAGTATTAGTTTTTCGTACTCTACGTGTAGGAAATAACAGCCTCGTCTTTTTGATTTCATTAGTTTTAGAAGACTGAGGATTAGTAACCTTTACCTTTGGCTTTTTTGTAAAGACGTCTTTTACTTTTTGTCCGAAAGTTTTTTTCGAAACTGGCTCATCCTTTTTTTCTTTTAATCTAACAAAATACTTATAATCATCAATTTTAACGGGCTTATCGTAACGTACTGGTGTTGTCGAACAGCCAATAAAGAATATCATCACCAAAATTGAAAAAAATTTCAAAGACATCTACAATAATTTAAGTAATAAATTTATTTTTTCAACCATTTTCTTATATGCTTCTCTTTGATCTGACTTAATGATCTTATAATATTTCTCTAAAACCTCCTTTAAAAAAAATTTACGCACCCATTGTAAGTCTTCATACTTATAATCTCTACCAGTTGCATGTCGTATGCAAGCTAATAAAATTACTTTTTCATCATCAGTTAACGAGTTGAGTAAGTCAGAATGAATCACTAAATAAGCTTATGAGATAAAATCAATAGTGCAAGGTGATAAAATTTAAATTTTTAAGAGAAAAGACGTTTAAGGAAGAAATCCACCGCGCGGGATGGAATTGGGTTACAAAGAGTCTTGTAAAAAAGTTTCATGACGAAAAAGCTGATATACTAGTCGATGAGTTTATTGAGAGAACTTTTGACTGGGATTATACCTTTAATAATGACAAACCTCAAGTGCTTCCTCATCACAAACAAGACTGGATAGGTTTTATACATAATCCTATTATTATACCTAAACCATTTGATATTAAGCAATCACCGGTCAACATGTGTGCTCGAATACCTTTTTTACTAGCACTACAAAACTGTAAGGGTATGTTTACTTTATCGGATGATCTAGAAGAATCAGTAAGACATTTATTTATACAATATGGATTTGACCATATACCTATAGAAACTTTATTACATCCAACACCGCTTAATGTAGATGAATTTAAATTAGATGAATTCTTAAAAGATCCTCAAATAACTTGTATAGGTTATTGGTTAAGAAATTTTGAGCCATATTGGCTATTAGATACAGAAATGCCTAAAAATGTATTATTAGGACGACTACCATATGCGCATCAAATATATAATCAACAAAAAGTACAATTTGACTTAAAATGCAAATTTACAGAAGAAAAAGTTAAAGGTAATATTATAGTACATAAGCACTTAGAGAACAAAGAATTTGATAAATTTTTAACTACTACAGTCGCTTTTCTTAATCTCATAGATACTAGCGCAAATAACGGTGTAACTGATTGTCTGGCAAGGAATATACCACTATTAGTTAATTGTCACCCTGCTGTAGTACAATATCTAGGTGATGATTATCCATTCTATTATAACTCTATGGAAACAGCTAATAAAAAAATTAACGATATTAAGCTAATAAAAGATACAAACAATTATCTTAAAAATATGAACAAATCTGGAGTTAATATCCATACTTTTATAAAAGAATTCGAACGAAGTAATATCTATAAAAGTTTACAAAACTAATTCACCATTTCATCCAATTTTTTTGCAAAAAAATTGAGACGCAGTTCTAGTGTTCATAGGGTTAGTTTTGTTCTAGTTAATATGATGATAGATCCCCATATTCTCGAATATCCCACCCATGACTGTCAGATAGTAAACTAAGAACAAAATCATCTGTCATAGGAAGATTATAATCTAATTCATATACCTCTACATTAAGTTCTGCTGAAATTTCACGTTCATGTATACCAATTGCTATAAAATTCTTAATAATACGATTAAAAGTAGGGTATGTAATTATTATATGATCTCCATTTTTTAAATATCCCTTGTATAAGGCTATTTCTTTATGACGTATTTTCATAAGAGTGGACACACAAAGATTTTGAGGAAAACCTGAAGAAGTTTCTCTTTCATGATATTTTGCTAAGTTATTATACCAAAACTCTCCTGGAGTCTCTGACGAATCAAAATCTATCATAACCTCAGCTCGACAATTTTTTCATGACCAACAATAACATTAGGATGTACATACACGTCTACATTATTATCCTTAAGCTTAAGACATAAAGTAACATCTTCCATAGAAAAATCCTTCGCTTGTTTAATTTGTAAATATGTAGGCTCAAACCAAGGGTATTCTAACTTTTCAAATACCCCATGTTTAAACAAAATAAAACCAAACCCTACATATTCTACTCTAAATGGTAATATTCTCCGACTGGCCTCTTCTTTACGTAAGAATTCAAATGAACCATGTTCGTGAAAAAATGCCTCGTCCCAGACTTCTACAACAGCAAACTGAGTATTATTAGCCATAAGATATAATGCTGATATTACATCTTTATCTTCCTTATATAATTTCTGAAAATCATCTGGTGTGAATGTTATATCATCATCAATCCATAAAATATAATCATACTCTATACCGTTAAATGGTTTTTGATCTGGTCCTTTGTCTGGTCGGCCGAACAAACACATATTACGAACCTCATATATGTTACGAGAATATGTATTGCAAAGATATACTTTAAATCCTTTACCGTTTAAATGTCTGACCAAATAAGTTAAATTCTGTATAAACTTACCAGAGAAAGTATTACCTGGAATACATATGATTATAATTTTATTCATGTACTGTTACAAAGCTAAAGTTACCACCATGTAAATCAACAGTTTTATCTATTGTTAAATCTATATTTTGTTTTCTAATTCGACGACAAATATCAATATCAATAAATTGCTGCTCAGATGTTGTAGTACTTGCATGCGGTCGGAACCATGGATATTCTAATTTCTCAAATACACCTTTTCGTATAAAAACAAAATCAAAATCTAAATATTCTGCCTTAATATAATTACGGTCTTCGGTGAGAGCTTTATATCTACCATCTACTCTTGCGGATAAAAAATTATAATCTGTAAACTTGTTGTATAATGTAATAAACTGTGTAGCGGAAAAAGCAATTTTATTACTTAAGAAAACCACCATATCATATTTAATGTTATTTTGATATGGTATTTGTTTATCACCGACAAGTACATTACCACCTAAACACATTTGCTTTGCATAAAAAGCGTTACAACTACTATGATGAGAGACATGATAATGAATTCCTGTACTGTTTAAATAGGTAGATAAATTAATCCACGACTTTAAAAACTCTCCACTATAATACTCATCAAAAAAATTAAATACAACAGTCATTCCGCTAAGATTATTTACAGATAGCCCGTAATATACAACTGTTGATTTTTTTATTTACGCTTCACCTGGAATTATTTCATCGAATATTTCTTTTATATGCGCCGGGTTAACGTGATCTGGAATATCAGGCCTTATCGCGTCGAAATTCTCGAAATTATCTCTTATATTACTTGCACTATAAACACGGCCTTCATCAGACGCTACAACCTCAACAGCACTTGTATAAGGATCTTCTATATTTAAACCTAACCCTTCTTTTTCGGCCCAAGGTATAGCAGATTGCCAACGCTTCCAATCATCATCCTTTTTACTTGCACCTAATATAACAGTAGTGCCTGGATAAAATGTTTTTAATGCTTCATACGCAGCTGTTACAGGAGAGGGATACTCTGATATTCTCACATGAACGTTTGTAAGAGGTAGCACTCCCATTTTTCTATTACCTACAATATATAATTCAAATATTTGTTTTGCGACGGCCGCCGTTATAATTTTACCATCTTTTGTTTTTCTTATACTATTTCCAGCTGGTGCAGAAACTAAAACTTCAACCTGAGCTTGAGGATATTGCGTACTATAATGTCTGACCATTTCATAATGGCCTTTATGAGGTGGTTTAAAGCTTCCTGGGACAAGTACTTTTACGCTACCAGTTCCATCTGCTTCACGGAACCCGGACTTTTTTTTTTAAAATCTCCGATAAGATTATCTATTTTTGAATCAAATTTTTCACTCAAACCATAATTGACATTTATATTATGTATAATTTTAGCTGCTTTTTTTGCATTTTTTGGGGTAACCTCTTTAGCGATTAATTCACGCTCAGCATCAGTAAGGCCTACCTTATCAATATCTATAAATAAAGCTTTACGAGCAAGATTTACTAACCAAGTCTCACCTTCAGTTGTCAACGGATCAGCTTTCTCTGGTGGCGGAATAGCTCCTGGAGGAACTCCTGGAGGAGGTGGTGCACCAGGTGGTGTTGATGGTACGAACGGTGCGGTGGGTGCGGGTGGTGTTCTTGGAACAAAATCAGGACCAGCTTCACTTACCTTAACTTTCGCCAAAGCTAAATCTTTTTTAATCGATTGTTTTACTTTAGCATCCTTACGCTTCTGTTTGTTCGCAATCCTTACATCCTCAGGATTTTTATTTTCTCCACTGTCAACACCCTTTACAATATTAGCAAGTGCCTCCGCCTTCTCTCTCTCCTCTTTCTCTTCAGGAGTTTCAACCCTAGTTAATTCAGAGATCTTTTTAAGAAACTTACTCATCTTAATTATTTATAGCAACGAAAGCTTATTTCTCATGTCATTGAAGTATGTTTTATCTAAAAAGGTAAGGTCATACTTACTACAAAAATAATGTAATTTACTGAAATAAAAACGTTTTAATTGTAATTTAAAAAGTTTTCGCATAAGACATATTACTAGTTCCTCTCTTGTACCATCACACTTTAAGGTCTTCTTATAATTGTTAAAGGAAGATGAGGATTGTATGATTAAAATAGGAAAATTCTTTGAGAAAATAGTTAAAATTGGAGTGAATTTCAAGTTTAACTCATTAGATACATCAAAATAAACAACTGGTTTATATTTTTTATTACATAATTTAAGATACTCACATGAATATAAAATAAAATAATGATAAATATATTTCTTATGTAAGGATTTTTTAAAGTCTAAATCACTATTTAATTCAGATACCTTCTCTACACACAAATTATAAATGTGATTAATAACTGGCGTAAAGTTTATTATATTAAAAAAGGAATCTGGTAACCTATATGAGAGACTCGGGCTTAGATGTGTATTTTTCGTTAAGTTGTCTAATTCTATCTGCATTGTTCTTCCAAAAATCCGTGTAACTAGTTATAATGTATTTGCTAGTATAACGCAAGTAATTTTTATATCGGAAATAATGTGATAAGTTTGTTGGAAATAAAATATAACTACCCTTACGAGTTACTTTAATAACTAAAAACCAATTGTCTTCACTTTCAGCTTGTTTAATCCATTTATTTAAAGTTAAATTATTAGTGAATAATTTATGATAATCAAATGTCTTATAGCTTTTACACTCGATCTTAAAAGAAGACATACACGGAGGTACCATAATATCTCCATCCATCATACGCTTTTGATCTTCCGTTAATCGATCAAGTCGGTGAAAATTAGCGCCTCCAGTATAGGCTCCGGAATTTGGAACTCTAATAAAATTCTCATTAAACGTCTTACTTAGATCTTTCGCGACTTCTCGCTCCCAGCTGTTACCTTTTTGTTTGGCTGCACTAGGCATTATATAATTACTTATCACCTAGCTAGACGTTGCAAGGTATTTGAGTTTCTTCAATGAATTCCTCATGTACCTTTTTTATATCGTCCCAATACTTAACATTATTAATGTTAATATTTTTTACACGTGAGTATTCATCTAAAAATAAACTACACATTGTCTTATCAATTAGTTCTACATTCGAACTATCCTTAAGATATTCTGGGACTTGCTCTTCGTTGAACGTTGCTATTTTACTTAAGCGGCCCGCTAACTGCTCCAGCCGGCGACCTCGGGGTTTATGAAGAAACTGCATGTAAGACATACAAAAAAATCCTTTTACTTCTATAGAAATAATATCAGGTATATTATAAATAGGTAAAAGTTTTTGCCCTTGACCATCCCAATCAAATATAAACGTATTAAGTCGCGTCATAGTTTCAAAAGAATTTCGGACCATATCATTTAAAATATTTTTAAAATTAAAAAACTCACCTACCATAATTAAATTACAAGAGCCGGTTTTTCGTGGTAGTCCATCAGTAGAGCACTTGTCATTTCTATGTAATAAATCTGATACATTAATCGTTGTTTCTTCATCATGATAAGGAAATTCCCATCCAAATTTTGTATACGGGGTATTATATATACCTTGTTTTAAATTATCATTTAATACTCCTCCTAAATAAATATCGTCATCATCTTGAGAATGAATTCCTATAATATCATTATCATTTATTTCACTTAAAGTTCGTTTAAATTCCTCATCGTTATAACAAATAATATCAAATTCATTACTATCAATTATTGAGCGAACTACTACATCTCTTATTTTTTTTCTATAATCTAAAATATTAAACTCTCTTATCTGCTCCCATGCAGTTAAAGCAGTATAATGTTGTTTTATTCTTTTAGACCATCTTGTACCTCCATTCCAATAGTCTTTTTCACCTCGGATGTGACATACTTTCAACATACTAATCTAGGCTAGATTAATCATTTAGTTAAATCTTGCAAATTTATAGCTTTTTTAACAGCTTCCTCTGGTATCTTTTCTGTCCAGTAGTTACCTTCATCTGCAGGATTTAAGTCGGGTAATTTATCTCTATCTAATATAAGTAAATAACCTCTCTTTGTTTTTCTATATTCATAAAACGCGAACCTACCAGCTAATTGTATGTCATCAGAAACATATGAGCCTTTTATTCCCTTACGAGTGTTTCCTACGCCACGTGATACAACAAACCCGTTTCTTTTTAAGTTTTTATATTCCGCTGAAGAGATTCCTCTATATGCCTCACTAGGTTTACTCTTAAGTTTAGAAATATTGTCAGCAATGCTTTCCTGATCTTCTCCTTCTGGTGCAAATAAGAGGTAATCATATATAGTCTTACTTTCGTTTAGTTTTTTTTTACGCCTTTTTCTTTCTGTTTTAACTTTACCTCGACGCTTTATAGTTGATCCTAACACTTTAGGTATTCTAGAATCACCAGGCGCATATGTATCTCCATCATTATAAGCACCACCACCTTGACCTCCAGTAGGAGCCATGCCAGCAGAAGCGACAGTATTATCTGTTATCAAATTACCACATTGGTCGAGGTATTGTGTAACTAACTGATCAAATAACTTTAAAGGCATATTAAATATTTATCCGTTTTATGCTTAGTTCTTCTTAAATTTACTATCTTTATCAATAGCAAAATTGGCTCTACTAAATTCTAATCTATCAACAAACTTAACAGCACTGCCTGTTGCATCTATAGCTACATACCCTTCTGGATCTGTTACGACTAAATCACCAGTCGGTTCAAACAAATAATTTTTCATACTAACTTCACGCATCATGTTATTATATTTTTGTATGAATATATCTTTTGCTTGCTTAACTACTTTTTGAAACTCAAAGACAGCAAATATATCTTCTTTAGCATCTTCAATTAGTCCTAACAATATTGCTTTATTGTTTGATGCTTTTTCTTTACCGCCTGGGCTTTTAAGGGTCGCTATTTGCTTATCTATTCTACCTGTAAACCATTCTACAAATCTTTGAAAAGAAATAGCTGTATCGCTTAAGAACTCTCCTTGTCTTATCTCAGTATTAATATACGTATTAAGATTAGCTAAAAGCTTGTCAGTAACTTTATTAAAATCTATCCTCTGTAAATTTTCTTTAGCATGATTAATCAACACTCTTACAGTTTGTGTCTCATCTTCTGTTAAAGTAATATAACCTGCATCATTCTCAAAATAAGCATCCTTTACATACACGTCAGGCCCTGGGTCCAAATTTGTAATATCTACTCCAAACTTTTTAGTTGAAAATCTAGGATAACCTTGCTCATCTACAGTAACATCATACTCAGTATGAAATACGATACCAATTTTTGAACTTAATATTTTTTGACCTTCTTCACTGTTTGTCGGTACTGCATATACAATTGTGTTAGGTTTAAATATTACATGTTGTACTCCATCAATATCATTTACTTCTTTTATCTCATCATCAAATAAAAAATCACCTTGATAAGCAGAATTAAATCTTAAACCTTTAAAGTGAACAAATGTCTGAACTAATTTATCAACTAACCCTGGTGCCTCAGCATGGTTTCTTTTAATATCGTCAACTGAATAATTAACTTTAGGTACCTTATTGAAGACAGACTTACTACCTACAAAAAAATTACCGTTAGGATCAGCGCCCATCACCACTGCTGGTGCGCCGTCATACTTTACTGTTGCATTAACTGCACGAGGTGTATTACTGTCTAATACTTCTGTTAAAGCTTCAAGATAATTAATACTTCTTACTGCACCGTCTTTTTGATTAGTAAGAATAAGCTCCTCAAGATGAGTCAAATGCTTATTTGGCCCAGCAGCCTCATACAACGGAAAATATTTCTTATATGTTAACATTTTTGCCTATATATGTTTACTCTTATACCCGTATCTCTTTCTAACCAAGTATCACAAAAACCTTCATCTATCAAATATTTTACTATCTTATTCGGAATTCTATCTCCCTCAATCATAAGCTCATCATCAAAGATACCAATAACGTAAGGCATAATCTTCACCCTATATCCCATTACTGTTGTATCATATAATCCTAATACTGCCATTTTATAAGGAAGCTGGTGTATATTTAATACGTACTTTTAAATCACTATCAAACTCAAAATCAAACCAATTAGAATCAACACACTGTTTAAAGACCCATTCTAAATTCTTACCAGCATTTTCACCTAATTGTAGCCAGCGACAATGTTTAAATTCTGTTGACGCGCGCTCGGCGGCTCGATACTCTGGTCCAGATAGTTCACCTCTAATAGCTTTAGATACTCTTCCGGCGACTCCATATGTTCCAGCTCCACCGCCATTGAATACGATTATACAATCATCTTTATGAGACGTAATATATTTATGTAATACACAAGAACAAAAGATTCTCCGACGTTTTTCAAAATCTACAATACCTGAAGCTCTTTCTTCATCTGCTAACTTTTTAGCTCTGTTTTCTAATCCACCGAATTTAACATCCATATCTGCTTCTTTGAAATAAATCCATTGATTCATATTCTTAACAGTCCAATGCAATTTCTTATCTCCTTGCGGATCCCAAATATTACCAACTGTGACTTGACTTTGTCGAGTTACAGGTACTGTAAATTTAACAATATCTTTTATTCCTTTAGATATAATTTTCTTCTGAGTACCGATTTCATACTCTTTCGCACCGGCCTTCATTGTACTAATATCTCCAGTTACGCCTTTCTTACCTTCAGTAAGCACCGCTAACATAAATTCACCTTCCCCTACACCAACTCTACCCTGAGGATGTGCGATCTTACAAAGATCATTATAAAACTGATATGCATTAGCAACACCTAGACCAGTTGCTTCTCCCGACCGGGACTCTATTCCTCCTACAATACGAGGCTCTACTACACTAAAAAAGTCTCCCTGGTCCGCTCCCGTGAATCGTTTAAAGTCACTATATCTAGATTTACTCCTAGAGAGAAACTTTGCAAACTGAATATAATCTACCTGATGAGCATCTAAAACCGCCTCTAAAGACATTTTGTAATTATCATCATCAAATCCAATTGTCTTTAAAAACTTCCACATTACCTTGTCTGCGTTTTGCACGTATTTGCGTGAACGAGTTCTGAT